GAAATGTTGGCTTTGCTCCTTGGGCAGAATTTAGTGACCAGAAAACTTTTATTATTGACAAGTCTCATGTATTGTGTATAATAGAGCCAATTAAAGAGTTCGTCAATCAATACAATTCCATGTTTGGCGGACTTGTTCTTCCGACTTCCAATTTGATTAAGCCAGGAGCATAATGTCCGACAACTTTTACACTAACGTTCAAGTGTATGGTTCCAGAATACTTTATAGAGGCATAGAAAACGGTAGGAAAGTAAGACGCAAGATAGATTACTTTCCTACTTTTTTTGTTCCCTCAAAAGAACCAACGGACTGGACAACCATTCATGGCAAGTATGTTTCTGAGTTGAAGCCCGGAAACATTCGTGAGGCTAGAGACTTTCTCAAGATGTATGAGGAAGTTGAAGGCTTTATTGTCTATGGCAATAACAGATATGAATATGCTTTCATCGCAGAAACTTTCCCGAATGATGTTGATTGGGATATCTCTAAAATCAATGTGACAAACATCGATATCGAGGTCGGCTCAGAGAATGGTTTTCCTGAACCGTCTCTGGCCAATGAACCAATTACAGCCATCACGTTCAAGAACAATCAAGGCAAGTTTATCGTATTTGGCTGCGGTAAGTTTAACAACACCCGTGATGATGTCCAGTATATTCATTGTCGTGATGAGATTGACCTTATCAAGAGATTTATTGATGAGTGGTCTGGCGACTATCCTGATATCATCACTGGTTGGAATGTAGAACGGTTCGATATCGTCTATCTCGTCAATCGCTTTCGCAAGTTGATGGGTGAAGAGTTTGCTAACAGACTATCACCTTGGAATGTTATCAATGAAGGCAAGACTACAAACAAGTTGGGTCAAGTAGAAACAATCTATCGCATTCTTGGCATCGCCACACTTGATTATATTGCCATGTATCGCAAGTTTGCTCCTGGTGGTCAGTCTCAGGAATCTTATTCACTCAACAATATTGCCAATGTAGAACTTGGCGAAAAGAAGTTGTCGTATGAAGAATATGGCAATCTGCACAATCTCTACAAAGAGAACTATCAAAAGTTTATTGAGTATAACATCAAAGACGTTGAACTTGTTGACAAGATTGATGACAAGTTGAAACTCATTGAACTTGCTCTTACTCTTGCATACGACAGCAAAACTAATCCAGACGATTCCTTCTCACAGGTTCGTATGTGGGATGCTATCGTTTATAATCATCTTCGCAAGAAGAATATGGTTGTGGATCCTATTGTCAAGCACAGTAAAGATTCCGCATACGAAGGCGCACATGTGAAAGAACCTGTGCCTGGTCTGTATAAGTGGGTCGCATCATTCGACTTGAACAGTCTGTATCCACACTTAATTATGCAGTACAACATTTCGCCTGACACAATCATTGAACCAGAAGATTACACTCCTGGTCTGAGAATGTATGTGAAAGACAATCACTTTGAGGTTGATGAGTTTCTTGACCAAATAAACAACAACAATCAACTCAAGTATGAAAACGTGACTGTGACACCAAACGGACATTTCTATCGTCGCACGAAGCAGGGTTTCTTGCCTGAGATTATGGAAACAATGTATAATGACCGCAGCGCATATAAGAAGAAGACTATTGCTGCCAAGAAAGAACTAGAGAAAGAAACTGATCCAGAAAAGAGAATTGAAATCGAAAAGCGTGTAGCACGATTCAATAATCTCCAGTTGGCTAAGAAGGTTTCTCTAAACTCTGCTTACGGCGCTCTCGGTAATCAATACTTCCGATACTTCGACGTTCGACAGGCCTCAGGCATCACGACTGCTGGTCAGTTGTCCATTCGTTGGATCGAAAAGAAACTAAATGAATATATGAACAAAATTCTAAAGACGGACAAAGAAGACTATGTTATCGCCTCGGATACGGATAGCATTTACCTCTGTCTTGATAAACTGGTCAGCAAGACTATTATTGAGCAGAGTCCAAATGCTACAACAAAACAAATTATCGCATTCATGGATAAGGTCTGCGAAAATAAAATTCAACCGTTTATTGACTCTGCTTATGCTGAACTTGCTGAATATATTAATGCCTACGAACAAAAGATGCAAATGAAGCGTGAGGCTCTGGCCGACAAGGGTATCTGGACAGCCAAGAAGCGTTACATTCTGAATGTATACAATAACGAAGGTGTTGAATACGCAAAGCCCAAGCCGAAAGTCATGGGTCTTGAGATGATCAAGTCTTCCACTCCTGCATACTGCCGCAAGATTATGTGGGAAGCAATCGACATTGTTCTCAACAAGACTGAGAATGATTTGATTGGCATGATTGAAACATGGCGTCAAGAGTTTAGACATCAGAATATTTCAGACATTGCGTTTCCTCGTGGTGTAAATGGACTTGATAAGTTTGCTGACGCCAAGGCTATCTTTGGTAAGGGTTGCCCAATTCATGTGCGCGGTTCTTTGCTATATAACGATTTAATCAAGCGCAAGAAGTTGGACAAGACATATCAGGCAATCAAAGAGGGTGAGAAGATTAAGTTCATCTATCTCAAAGAGCCAAACACCATTCAGTCTAATGTCATCTCGTTTCCAACAATTGTGCCAAAAGAACTTGACATTGAGAAGTATATCGACTATGATTTGCAGTTTGACAAATCTTTTCTAGAGCCATTGAAGATTATTCTTGATAGCATTGACTGGAAGACTGAACATGTATCTTCGCTTGAAGATTTCTTCAACTAAATATATTGATGCAATCACGTATCCTCACAATTCTTGTGTTCATCACAGGAATCGCAATATCTGCTGTAGCCGCTTATTATAGTATAATCGGTCTTACATCCATCTTTGCTGGAGCATTCTGGCCTATTATCATCATGGGTTCAGTATTGGAAGTCGGCAAACTTGTAGCAACATCTTGGCTATACAATAACTGGAAACAAGCGCCGTTTCTAATCAAGACTTATCTGTTTGCTGCTATCGGTGTATTGATGCTCATTACAAGCATGGGCATCTTTGGCTTTCTTTCCAAAGCACACATTGAACAACAGTTGCAACTCAATACTGGTGTGACAGAACAAGTTGAAATACTGAATAGCGAAATCACTCTGCAACAGGAACGCATCGCAGACTTAGACAAACAGATAAAAGTGATAGACGATTCAATCAATAAGATGATTGAAAAGGGACAAACAAAATCTTCTCTAGCCGCAGCAAAGCAACAGAAAGAAACTCGCCAAGCTTTAGTCGATGAAAAGAAAACAGAAACAGATAAACTATCACAAATGAAATCTCAGCGCATAAAGTTGGAATCTGAGTTCAAGAAAATAGAAGCAGAAGTCGGACCAATCAAGTATGTTGCCGAACTAATTTACGGCTCATCCGATCAAGAAATAGTTGACAAAGCCATCAGATTTGTTATAATGCTGCTCATATTCGTGTTTGATCCGTTGGCAATATTACTTCTGTTAGCCTTCAATATATCCGCAGCACAGAATAGACGAATTGAATTTTTAGATATGGAAGAATTAGAGAATGACAAAAGATGATTATGACGATTTTCATAAAGTGTTGGAAGACATTGTAGCATCAAGGAAGTATCTTGATGGTGCATCTAGACCTTGGGGTCGCTGGTATGTCCTAGATGTGGATCAGGGATTCAAGGTAAAGAAACTGGAAATTCTACCAGATCAGGCTATCTCACTACAGTATCACATCCATCGTACAGAAACCTGGACGATTGTTCAAGGCGAAGGCAAAGTGATTGTTGATGGTAATGTGTTTTCTGTCAAGAAGGGCGACACGTTCTTTGTGCCAAGACAGGGCATTCACAAAATCACAAATACACATCTCAAGGAAATTTTAATTGCAATTGAGGTGCAAATCGGCGAAATTTGCAGAGAGGACGATATCGTTCGCTGCTAAATACAGCGTCACGGAGAATCGTGACGTTCAACATAATATAGGAGAATCTATATGTCAAACATGTTTACTTCCTTACTCAAGGAGATTGATAATGAATATGCGGGAATTGCAGACGAAGGTATCGAAGCTGGTGATGTCACTGGGTTCATTGGTACTGGCTCTTATAGTCTCAATGCTCTACTTAGCGGTAGCATTTACGGTGGCTTACCTGCAAACT